GCTCGGGGTTCCATCGTCCCTGGGCATCGCGTGTCGCCCTCGCCCGTGGTTGGCCGGATAGCTCATCGAGGCCGGACGGCTCACCAAATGGCCGCGCAGCGGAGGCCGCCCGAAGCGGTCGCATTAGGCCCGTAGGCGACGAAAAGGCCCCGCACCTCGTGAGAGGAGCGGGGCCTTTCGTGTTGCGCTAGGCGGAGGTGTCAGGCGGCGGGGGGAGCGCGGCGCGGGAGCGGTATACGACTCACGCACGTCTACGCCCGTGAGGCCGCACGGCGAACGAAAAATGCCCCCGAGTTCCTAGGGGGAGCTCGGGGGCATTTCGTCGCGCTCAGGGGGCGTCGTCGGTGTTTGGTGGCGGTGTGCGCTCGCCTCGGGCGATGGCGGCGAGCTCGTCGACGAGCTCGGACTCGTTGAGGAGCACGAGCGACCGCGTGCGACCGTCCCGGACGTGGACGAGGTCGACGGTGGGCTCGGTGGTCAGATACACGGCCACGTCGGGCCCGTTGACCAGGACGCGGAGCTTGTGACCGTCGAGTGAGTGGTCGAGCCATGGGAGCGGTTGGGCAGTCGGCATTTGCCCCCCTTTCGATTGCGAACGCCTCAGCATATGACGGCGAGAGGGCCGGGATGCGGACCCGGCCCTCTCGATATCCTCAGCGTCGTCGCTGGCGGACGTCGGCGTCGCTCCACCGCTCATTCGAGCGGAGTCCTACCGTGACGACGGTGGGCCTGTCGAGGGCCACGACGACCATGAGGTCGCCGTAGAAGATGCGCCATGCGCCCTCGTGCTCGTGGCCCGAGCCGCGCCGGACGGCGGTCAGGACGTCCTCCCAGGTCACCTCGCGAGCCGCCATCCGCGTCGCGGCGTGGCGCGTGGGATAGAGGCGGTTGATGTAGTCGGGAGTCATGGGGTTAGCCATTGGGGAGCCCTTTCGCTGGCGGCTCGCTCCGACGGGATTGCCGGGCGATGACCTCAGCCTAGCCGCGTGTACACACTCACGCAAGTCGACGCACGCGAAGGCGCCCCGCCTCGGGTGAGAGGTGGGGCGCCTTTGGTGAGTCAGACACAGGGGCAGGGGAGCTCGCCCGCGTCGTAGCCGAATCCGTAGCACTCGCGGCAGTCGGTGAAGGGGGCGGGTCGGTGCTCGGGGACGGTGCGGCGGAGACGGCGGAGCATGCGGAACATTCCCGGCCCCCTTACGCGACGACCGACGCGAGGGCCGGGGCGCTCGCGGTCGTCGACGCTTTCAGCACCCGGGAGACGGTCGACTTGGACACACCGACGGCCTCGCCGATGTCGCGCACGCCGAGCGTGCCCGAGGCGGCGAGCTCGCGGATGCGCGCGTCGCGCGCGGCGGTGCTCTTGGCCGAGGGGCGCGACGGCTTGCGCGCGGGTGCGAGGTGGTCGACGGGCGCGTCTCCGGCCGCGTGCGCGGACGGCTTGACGGTCAGGACATCGGCCCGACGCTCCCGCCATAGGGTGATCGGCGCGACGGCGGGGGCCTCCTCGGCCGACGGCGGGGCGATGATGAGCCGCGCGATGGTGTGGGTAGTGAGGAGCACGGCGACCGGGGCGAGTCCGGCGATGAGCATACCGATGCCGGTACGGAGCTCGGCGGGCGCGGCGTCCCATGCGTGGACGGCATTGGCGGCGACGGAGAGCGTAGCGAAAATGCCCAGCGATGCCCAGGACATGCGGGCGCCCTCCTCGCGGGCTCGGTGGACGAGCGCGGCGATGGTGTAGACGAGGATGCCCCCGTCGATGTAGGCGGGTACTCCCCAGGCCAGCCACGCGGGGACGTTCGCCCACTCGGCGGCGGCGCTGAGGCCCGCGTAGGACATGAGGAAGGAGACGAGCGCGAGGAGGGCCGTGACGACGACGGCGACGACGAGAACAGGCAGGGAGTCGGGGTTGATGCGGGCTGGACGGTGCGACATGGTCAGTGATCCTCGGAGGGGTGAGGGGCGGCAAGAGCGCCAGCGATAGCGGAGGAAGCGAGCAGGAGGGCGGCGAACGCCAGGAGCGCGACAATCACGCGCGGGCTCCTCTGTCGGCGACGCGCCCCCAGAGGGAGCCCGTGGCGCCCACGCGCGGCATGTACCAGGCGAAGCCGCCCGAGCTCACGATGAGGGAGACGGTCTCGGTTATCTGGTCGTTGGGGATCGCGACGCGGGTGGTCTCGTAGACGAGAGGGGCGGTCATCGTGCGGCCTTTCGGTGGGCGCGGCGGGCGCGGAGGTAACGGGCGACGTGGGGGAGGAGGAAGGCTCCCCAGGCCAGCCCCGCGAGGGGCCAGCCCAGGGGGCCGAGGTCGTCGGGGTAGGTCACTCGCCCGCCTCGACCTCTCGCATGGCCTCGCCGTGGCACGGGCACGAGGGCGTGCCGTACTCGTCGAGCCACTTGCGGGTCATGCGGACGATGTAGCCGTTACCGCTCCCGCATTCGATCTTGAGCATGCGCGTCCCTTGCTTGGAGGGGCCATCGGCGCCGTCGGCCCCGGCGACGATGGCCGCGTGGGGGTAGGAACCGAGGTCAGTCTCGACGAGGGCGACGAGGTGCGCGGCGAGCTCCTCGCCCGCGACGGTTGCGGTCATCTTGCCGGTCAGGCCGAGGCCCTTAGCGATGCGGGTGAACTCGCCCTTGTGTCCGCTCTTGTTGTCGTCGGCGGCATGCACGAGCTCGTGCGCCAGGACGTCGAGCACGCGGGGCGCGTCGTCGAGGACGGGCGAAATGAAGACCTGGGCGACGTTGTCAGCCGAGGCCGAGGCGGCCCAACACTGGCCGATGACGGAGTTTTTCTTGCCGCGCCCCCCGGGCCAGCCGACCGAGACGCGCACGGCCGGGAGGGTGACGCCGATGAGCTCGAAGCGGGGGCGGAGGGCCTCTACGGCGGCGACGAGCCACTCCTCGCGAGTGCGGTAGGTGGGGGCGGTGGGGGCGGTCATTTCGGGCGGTTCCTCTCGGGTGCGGCTTTGTGTAAACGAATGTACTCGCGCAAGTCGACTCGCGCAAGTCGGAGACGGCGAAAGGCCCCCGAGCGTGAGCTCGGGGGCCGTGGTCTTTACTCGATGCGGTCGGGAAGAGGAGCCGGTGGAGGGGGCCGGTGCCGTCCTCGTGGCCCCCCACTTGGCCTCTTGGCGCTCGCGCTCGGCGTTGACGTCGCCGAGCGCGCGAGCACGCGCGGTCATCGCTTGGCCTCACACATGAGGCAGTCGTGGAGGCGGCCACACGGGGCGTCGGCGTACCCGTTGGGCGGGCAACACTCTCGGCACAGGCCGCACCATTCGCCGAGCTCCTCGGGGCGCTGGGCGACGGGGCGGAGGTCGTAAGGGAGGGTCTCGTCGTCGGGCGTCCAGGTGAACGGCGCGAGCTCGATGCCGTTGGCGCGGGCGATGCTCGCGTCGGAGCGGTAGGAGGCGAGCTCGTCGAGCCAGTCGATGACGTGGTCTTGGCTTACTGGGGCGAGGCCCCAGGCGTCGACGCCGATGTGGAGCGAGTGGCCGTGTCCTTGCTCGGTGCCGTGCGTGTGGCCGTGGAGGAGCGGTGTGCCGAGGTCGGGGAGGCGGTATTGCTCATACCGTGAGCCCTCCCGGCCCGGGCCGTCGCCCCACTCGACATAGGGGAAGTGCGAGAGGAGGAGCTCGCGCCCGGCCAGCTTGCGGCGGAGGAACGGCGAGACGGTCTCGAAGACGTCCAGGAACGCCGGGAGCTTGCCCGCGAAGGTGCGGCGGTGCATGGGGTGGACGGGGTCGTGGTTGCCCGCGATGAGGTGCTTGCGTCCCGGGAGCCCCGCGAGGAACTCCAGCGCGTAGGTGAAGCCGGAGACAGCGACGTCCCCGAGGACGTAGACGGTGTCGCGGTCGGTAACCTCGGAGCGCCAGCCGTCGGCGATGGCGCGGTCGTGATCGCGGGTCGATGTGAACCCGCGGAGGTCGGCCACCCGCCCGTGGCCGAGGTGGATGTCGGAGGTGTAGAACACGCGAGGAGAGCGGCTCATGCGCTGGCCTTTCGGGTCGGGGTGAGGGCGGCCTTGACGCTCTCGGGGTCTGGGGAGCCGGAGAAGACGGCGGCGGTCATGCGGTTCGCCTGGGCGCGGGTGAACCCGTCGCGCTGGAGGTTGTCGCGGAGGGTGACGGCGAGGACGCGGAACGCGTCGAGTTGCAGGGCGACTTGGGCGGCGAGAATGGCGGCGGTGTAGGGATTCACGGGCGGGCCTCTCGGGCGGTGTCGGCGGGGGTGCGGTAGGGGCAGAACGTCGCGTGTCCCGCGGCCATCGCGCACTCGACGCACATGCCATACCTCCCGACGCGGGGCGGGGCGGTCGCAGGGGTCTCGGCGTCGACGGCGCGCACGAGCACGAGCCGAGAGACGGCGACCTCGCGACGTTGGCGCGTGGAGCGCTGGCGGACTTGGATGCGCCCCGCGCCGTAGCGGCGCGAGAGCACGTCGTGGAGCTCGGTGGCGGTCTTGCCGAGCTTGACGATGTCGCCTACAGCGAACGCCCGCGGCGACTCGGCGGTCATGCGTTGGCCTTGCCGTTGTCGTAGGCGGCGAGGAGCTCGCGCTCCCACTCGGCGAGTGGCTCCTCGGCGCGCTCGGGGTGGAGCTCGGTGCGGGCACAGCGGGTCTCCTCGCCGTCGCACGTTGCGGCGTGCATGGCGACGAGGCCCTCGGTGCGGATGCGCTGGACTTTCGAGCGGGAGTAGCCGCGACGGTGGGCGATTTCGGCGTCGGGGAGGGGCTCGTAGTCGGAGAACCCGTAGGCGTCAGCGATGACGCCTCCGGTGGTCTCGTCAACGGCGGCGAAGGCGGCGTCGACGAGGAGGCGGATGTCGACTGCGGTTTCGTCCTCGGCGGGGTTGCCGACGAGGGGGTAGGTGGCGGGCTCGCGGTTGCCGATGCCGTCGAGGACGCCGGGGGCGTCGACGGTGGCCTCGTAGGAGCCCCAGAGGTTGAGGGCCTCGGCGACGGCGCGGAACACCTCGGGTGTCATGCCGAACTCATGGGCGACGGCCTCGGCCTCTTTGAGGTTGCCGCCCTTGGAGCGGGCGATTTCGAGGAAGCGCGATCGGGTGCGCTCGGGGATGGCGACGGCTCCGACGAGTTGGTAGCTGTCGGCGGTCTGGCGGACGGTGGACTTGAGCGCCCCGTTGAAGTGATACGTCGCGGAGACCTTGGCGACGGCCTCGGCGAACGCGAGGAGGATGTTGGCACGCGTCTCGTCGCGGTCGACGTAGCCGTTGGCGCGGCGGGCCTCGGTGATCGCGTAGCCGCGGAGCGCCGGGATGAATTGGCGGAGGAGCTCGTTGTAGGCGTCCTCGTCGCCCGCCTGGGCCCGGAGTGCGAGGTCGAGCTCTTCCTCGTGGGAGAGCGGCGCCAGCTTGGGGGCGGGGGCGTCGAAGAGCTCGTGGAGGGTGGGCTTAGACATGTGGTTTCTCCTCTTGGTGGTGGTTTGCGCGCACGCCAAAGAGAGCGGCGACGCGCGGGGGTCGACGCTCGTGGCGCGTTTACACGAAGAGGCGTGCGAGAGCGCGACGAACGTCGGTTAGGAAGCGGCTACGACCCGCTCCTAAGCGAGTGGGCGGCGACGGTCGACGTCGCCGCGGGGCTTTCGGGTGAGCGCCGACGGGTGGCGGCGGGGAAGCGATGCCGGGGACTAGTCCGGCGTGGGGAAAAAGTGTCGAGGGTTTCCCGACAACCCCCTCACACTAACCCGAGTCCGACCCACGCAAGTCGGCTTACGTCGAACGTTGCGTCACGGAACGGTAACGAATCGGTCGTCGGGCAAGGGCTTGCATGAGCCGGGCGGGAGTGCTAATCGCCCCACTCCTCCCGGGCCTTGTCGAGCTCGTCCGCGAGCTCGTGCATGCGAGCGGTGACGGATACGAACTCGGCCTCGGCGGTAACGACGGCGGCGCGCACCTTGAGGCGGCGCTCGTTGGCGACGATGTCGAGGGTGGGGTTGGAGATTGTGCCGCGTGCGCGTTCGGTGGGCTCGGTAGCGCTGGCGGCGTCGTCGGGGTTGATGCCCCCGGCGCGGCTCGGGCGGGGCGGGGCGCTCCATTGGATGGAGGCGGCGTCGACGAGGGCGACGGCGGCCCGCTGGCATGCGGCGCCGAGGTCGATGATGAGCGGGGCGTGGGACGCCATGGGGTGGGCCTTTCGGGGTTAGGGGTGGGGCACGCCGAATTGGCGCGGGTGGGTAGGGTCGGTGTTCTCGCAGATGCCGGACTTGCTCTTGCGGCATCCGTAGCCGTGGCCCCATGAGGCGCCGTAGACGTCGGGGTCGGCGACGATGGGGAGCCGGTAGAAGGTGGATTCCATGAGGCGGCCGATTTCGGCGATGGCCTCGGGGGCGTCGGCGGCGTCGGCCTGGGCGACGAGCTCGTCGTGGACAGGGAGGAGGAGCAAGTCCCCGAGCCCGGCCTCGAAGATGTCGACGATGGCTTGCGCGAGGAGGTCGCGGGCCGTGGATTGAACCATGTAGTTCGTCGCGGCGTAGAGGCGGTCGGCATCGAGGGGGAGGCGGCGCTTGGAGAGCGTCGTCACAGCGCGGTCGCCGTAGCGGGCTTTCCGCACGAGCCCGGCCCCGTAGCGCTTGATGCCGGGGAAGGTCTTGTCGTAGGCGCCCATGGCGGGGCGGACGTCGTTGACGGGCACCCCGGTTTGCTTGGAGACCGTGTCGGCCCCGCCGCCGTAGACCTTGCCGAACCCGATGGCCTTGGAGACCGATCGGTCTCGCTTGGTGAAGTCCTCGCCGAACACACGCCGGGCGGTGAAGTCATGGAGGTCGACGCCGGAGAGGATCGCCTCGACGAGGGTGGGGTCTTGGCAGAGCCCCGCGAGCACTCGCATTTCGACTTGGGAGTAGTCGGCGGCGATGATGAGCTTGCCGGGGTCGGCGATGAGGGCTCGTCGGATCGTCCAGTCGCCGGAGGGGAGTTGCTGGAGCGGGGGCCGGGAGATACTCATGCGGGCCGTGCGGGCCTGTAGTCCGCCGATTTGCGGGTGGACCCGGTCGCCGTCGTCGCGGAGCTTGAGGAAGGCGTCGACGTAGCTCTCGCGCCACTTTCCGGCGCGCTTGGCGCGGAGGACGGCGTCGGCGACGGGGTTGGGCTCGCGGGCGCCGAGGCGCTCCCAGTCGCGGTCGAGGTCGGCGAGGGGGAGGAGTACCTCTTTGGCCGTGGAGAGCGCGCCGGAGTCGGTGGTCTCGGTGAGGGTCTCGCCCATGGCGAGGAGCACCTCGCGGACTTGGTCGGTGGAGTTGACGTTGTCGACGCCCCCGCGACGGGCCACGAGCTCAAAGCGGGCGGCCTCCTCGGCGAGCACGTCGGCGAGGCCCTCGGTGTATTCGACATCGAGGCGGACCCCGCGGCGCTCCATGGCGCACAGGAGCGCTTGGAGGTGGTGCTCGAAGGTGGAGAGGTCGGAGAGTCCGCGCTGGCGGATGAGGGGGACGAGCTCGGTGAACAGGCGATGCTCTAGCAGCACGTCCAGGCCCGCGTATCGGACGTAGAGCTCGTGGTCGATGGGGATGAACCGCCATCCGTCTCCGGCGTCCTTGGAGCACATGAGGCCGGTCTCGGGGTTACGGATCGTGCGGAAGACGGCGTTAAGGCCCTCTTGCGTGTCGGGGGCGGACGCGTCGACGTAGAGCGCGGCGAGCTCTTTGAGCTTGAGCCCCTGCCCGCCCTCGTGCGGTTGGCGCGGGTCGAGGAGGTGGGCGAAGATGCGGGTATCGAACACGCGCCGTGATAGCTCCTCGATGCTCACGCCGATGTGATGGTCGATGACCTTGAGGTCGAATGCGGCGTTATGCACGGCGAAGAATCGCGGCATGCGGAGCGCGCGGCGGATCGCGTCGAGGAAGAGGTCGACGCGGATGACCCACGCCTCGCGTGCGTTGCCGAATTGCACGAGGCGGCATCCGGTCCCGCGCGCGTAAGAGTAGGTGTCGAGGCCGAGGGTTTCGGTGTCGAGGCCGATGACAGCGTCGCCCTGAGCGAGGAAAGCCCAGAACCCGTCGAGTGAGTCGAAGAGCTCGGGCATGTAGATGTTGCACTCGTCGCCCGCGAGGGTGTGCGTGATGTGAAGCATGCGCGGTCCTCTCAGAGCGGGCGAGGGGCGGGGCCGAAGGCTCCCGAGCGGAGGTAGGGGAAGGCTGCGCGTGACATGACCTCGGGCCGGATGAGCGCGCACGCGGGGCACCCGGCGACGGGGGCGACGGTTTGGGTGATGTGCGAGTGGGGCGGGCGCATGGCGGGCCTTTCGGGCGTGTAAACGAGTTGAATGCCCCGCCCCTCGGCGGACTCACGAGGGGCGGGGCGGCGGGCGCTCTACTAGGCCGAGTCGTTTGAACCGCGCGGCGCTTAGGCGCGGTCCCGCTGGCGGATCAGGCGACGCGCGAGAGCGCCGACAGGCGGGCGAGGCCCGGGAACGGGATGCCGTCGTCGGCGGATCGGAGCACGGCGAGGGCGACGAGCTCCTCGGTGGTGGTGTCGTCGAGGCCGATGTCGGTGAGGAGCTCGGCGATGACGGTGGGCCGGATGACCTTGGCCGCGAGGGTGACCGGGCGGGCCGTCCGGTTCTCGTCGAAGGTCTGCCCGATGATCGGCTCGCCCGCGGCCTCCCCGGTCGGGGCGGTCGTGCGCTCTCGGATGACGTCCTCGACATCGACGAGGATGCCGCCGTTGATGTACATGAGCTCGTTGTCGAAGCGGACGAGGCGGTCGCCGTCGCGGTCGACGAAGTCCTCGTCGGTCGTGACGACGTCTCCGATGCCCGGGCGAGTAACGCCCACGTAGTCGATGCGACGGATGGCGCCGCTGGAGTAGTAGGGCTCGTCGACGAGGATGTAGCGCTTGGTCATGGTGGGCCTTTCGTTAGAAGGGGAGGTCGTCGAGGCTTGCGCCGCCGAGCGTGAGGGTGGGGGTGGTGTCGTGAGGAGATACCGCCTCGGGGGCGGGGATTGCCCGCGCGAGTTTCGGTGCGTCCTCGTCCGGCTTGTCCTCGGGGGCGTCGGCGGGGTTGCCGTGCCAGGTGAGGACGACGCGGCGCGCGCCGTTGCTCTTGACGCGTTCGACTTGGAGGCCGAGCGCGCCGCATGCCTCGGTGTGTTTGAGCACCTCGGCCGATAGCTGGGCGGGGCCGGAGGGCCACCATTCGGAGGGGTCGCCGGGCCGGTCGTCCGCGAGGGCGTCGCGGAGCTCGGTGGCGGTGCCCTCCCAGCGGTAGCCGTGGCCCTTGCGGGTGGAGGCGAGCTTGACGAGAGCGGCGACGAGGGGCTCGTCGCTGGCCCGTGAGGCGATGGCCTCGCGGACGCTGGCGGCGTAGGCGCCCGCGTAGCTTGCCGGGCTCCTCGGGTCAAGGCCGATGTGGAGGTCGAGCGCGATGAGGTGCTCGGCGTAGTCGGCCATGCGGGGGAGGGCGATGCCTTGGCGGCTTGCGTCGTAGAGGTTCGCGAGCACGCCGACGAGGTCGTCGAGGAGTGCGCCCAGGATGACCGGGTGCGCGTCGAGGAACTCGCGCCAGACGGAGCCCTCGGTTTGGCGGCGTTCCATGGGGACGCGTTCAAACTCAACGACGACGAGGCGCTCCAGCGCGTCGGGGCGGAGCCCGAGGGGCATGGCGATGGAGGTGGCGACTCCGGTGCGGCGGATGCGTTGGATATACATGTCGCCGTCGGTGTAGAGCCGTCGGCGTGCCGTGGCGGCCCCGGTGACGAGGGTGCAAAACCAGTCCGACGTGGCCGTGTGGACGCTCGAAATGTTGTCCCACGAGGGCACGAATTGACCGGCCGCGGAGGTCGTATCGTCGCGTTCGTCGCCGGTCGGAGCGGCCCCGAGCGCCCCCTCTCGGCCGGTTGGGCCGAGGGCGGGGTCGAGGACCGACTTGACCATCCGGGCTCGGGTGGACTTGCCGGAGCCCTGGGGGCCGGAGACCCACAGGACCGGGCGAGACGTCGCCTCGAACAGGGCGCCGACGAGCCACCCGTAGACGAGCCTCCATGTGGGGTCGTCGGCGGTGAAGCCGAGCACCTCGCGGAGCACGTCGCGCGATCCCCCGCGGACGGGGACGGGGAGCGGTTCGGTGGCACGGGTGCGGCGGAACGCTGGGGCGTCCTGGGAGCGTGCGGGGAGCACCTCCCACCCGTCGGCCGAGACGTAGACGATTTGCCCGTCGTCGCGGCCGAGGTCGACGTAGATGCCATCCCGCGCCTCGTAGGAGCGCAGCGGTGCCGGTCGCACGGGGGCGGAGTTGGCGATGGCCGTGAGGGTCGTTTTGGCGGAGCTCATTTCGGTCGGCTTGAGTGACTCTTTGGCCTCGTCCCACACCATGCGGGCGATAGTGGCGGGGAGGTCGGAGACCTCCTCGGCGATGCCCGCGCCGTGCTCGTCGCGCTCGATGGTGACGATGGCGCCCTCGGGGGTGCGGGCGAACTCGTACCGGGCGAGGATTGCCGCGACGATGGACGCCGGGGAGAGGTCGTTGAGGGGACGCACCCCGGGGGAGTCGTCCGGCTTGGGCTTGGGGGCCTTGGGTGTCCGCGGGGACGCCTTGCGAGCCTTGGGGGCCTCCTCGGGTGCCTCGGGCGCGGTGGGCGGGGCGGGGCGGGGCATGGTGGGCTGGCGGAGCTCGGCGGCGGCGATGGCGCGGCCGACGCTGGCGGACATGGCGGGTCCGCGCTGGGCGCGCCAGTCGGTGAGGTCGAGGCCGTCGGCGAGGTGGAGCTCCCGGACGGCGACGCCCTCGGAGAGGAGGCCGTCGGCGAGGCGGGTGGCGAAGCGGCGGCCCGCCTCGTCCCCGTCGCCCGCGATGACGGCGACGCGGTCTCCGACCCACGATGCGACCTCGGCGATGATGGCGGGGTTTTCCGCGTGAGAGGCTCCCGCGATGCCGACGGTGTCGTAGCCGAGGGCGGCTCCGGTGAGCGCGTCTCCGGGGCCCTCGCAGATGAGCACCTCGGAGCGGAGGCCGTTGCCGGGGAAATAGCCGGTCTTGGCCCACGAGCCACCCTCGGGGGACTTGGGGCCGAGCCACCGGACGGCGCCATCGGGGAGCTCGGCGGCGAGGGCTCGGCCTTGGAAGTTTCGCGCGACGCCGTCGGGGTCGCGGAATGGGACGACGAGGCGAGGGATGCCGGAGTCCTTGGGGGAGCGGATGTCGTCGGCGTAGCCCAGGCCGAGGCGGGCGAAGTCGTCCGCGGTGAGCCCGAATCGGGTTTTGGCGTAGGCGCGGGCGCCGTCGGCGGCGGGGGCGGTCGCGCCCTCGGCGTAGCCGTTGACGCGCATGGCGAGGCGGGCGATGTCGGCCGGGGTGGCGGGGAGGGCCGAGGTGGCGCGCCGGGTGGTGGGAACGTCGCCGGGCTGCATGCGGACGAGCTCACGCATGCTCATGCCGAGGGCCTTGACGATGGCGACGGTGGAGCACCCGGCGCGACACTTGAGGAGTACCTTGCCCGCGTCCGATACCGCGATACGGAGTGATGCGCGCGAGTCGGCGTGCGAGGGGCACGGCGCGAGCCAGCCGTCGCGCTCGTCGACGGCGTCGAGGCGCGAGAGGAGGTCGGGGAGTTTCATGCGGCGGCGTCCTTATCGGGTGGCGGGTCGTGAGGAGATACCGCCTCGGGCGGCTCTAGTGCCCGGTTGGGGCGGGGATGGTCGGCTCGTCGATAACGGCCCAGGTGCCGACAAGAGCTCCGGCGCGCATGGGGTGGGGGCGTTCGGTGCGGATGACACCGTCGGAGCCGACGTCGAGGTAGCGCACGGCCGCGGTCAGGCCCTCGGACAGGACGACCCCCGCAGGGAGCTCCAGGGTGAGGCGGACGACACGGCCGATCATTCGACGGCCTTGAGGTGCTCGTCGACGAGGTCGGGGCGGAAGCCGGACCAGGCATCGCGCTCGGAGCCGTCGGCGTTGAGGAGGACGACGACGGGAGCTCCGACAAAGCCTCGAGTCTTGAACGCGGTGAGGAGCTCGGCATGCTCGGGCGCGTCGAGCGGCTCGCCGTCGTCGTACCGGGCGCCGAGCTCGTTGAGGCGGCGCTTGGTGGCGTCGCACTGGACGCACCGGCCGAGCTTGCTGTAGACGATGATGCGGGCGATGCCCGTCCGGGTGAGGGGGTCCATAGGTAGGGCTTTCGTGTAAACGGGGTGTGGACGTGGAGCGGCCCCCGCCCGGGCGGATGCCGAGCGGGGGCCGGGGTTACTTGCGACGGAGGCGGAGGAGGTGGAGGAAGGCCCCCCAGGCGAGGAACCCGCCGACACTTGCCGCGACGAGCGGCCAGCCGGTCAGGCCCAGCGCGGGGAACCAGAGGAGCGCCGCGAGGGTCGGCGGGAGGACGGCGAACCCGAGTGCGATGACGACGAGGAGCACGAACCCGAGGACGACCGCGACGGCGGCGCCGGTCGATACCTCGCGCGAGCGGGACATCCGGGTCTTGAATCGGTTGGCGGCGGCGTATGCGATGCTCACTTGTCGCCCTCACCCGTGAGCTCGATGCGGGTAGCGGTGTACTCGACGCGCTGGCCCTTGGTCTCGCCCGTGCGGGAGGTGAAGGCGACGGGCTTGAGCTTGAGGGTGGCCGTGGTCTGGCCGCCGATTTCGGCGAGGCGCTCGGAGGTGCGGTTGAGGGCGAGGTCGTAGGCGACCGAGAATGACGTGGTCTTGAACAGGAAGAGCCCGAGCTCGGGAGCGTCCGCGAGGCGGAAGTAGAAGTCGATGTCGGGTGCCGGGCCGTCTCCCGCCTCGGCCTTGGCCTTGCGCTCCTTGAACGTGAGCGCGGCGTCGGGGTCTCGCTCGTCGGTCGGCTTGTTGTGCTCGTCGAGGATGAACTCGCCGTCGGAGGCGTAGACGAGCTCTCCCTCTCGGAAGTAGACCATGCGCTGGCGGAGGCCCCAGGGGCCCTCGATGATGACGTCGACGTCGGCGACGTCGGTGAATACCTCGATGTTGTCGTCGCCCTTGGCCTCCTCGTCGACGGCGGGCACCGATCCGCTGAGGAGGTCGGCGACGGCGTTGGCGACGTCGGTGTCGGCGGTGGTCACGCGCCAGGTGGTGAGGGGTGCGGGCTCGCCGTCGACGGTGTAGCCGGAGCGGAAGCGTCCGACGACGTCGTCGAATGACGCACGGGGCTTGGGGAGGTTGGCGGGGTCGTCGCCGAAGATTTTGAGCATGCGGAGTCTCTCGGGGTGGGCCCGTGGTGGGCGGCGTTGTTGGGGACGCGTGGAGATACCGCCTGGGGTGCCCGGAGTGCCCAGAAATGGCGAAAGCCCCTCCCGCGGGTGAGGCGGGAGGGGCTTTCCGCGGGAGGGGTCAGACGACGACGTAGGGCGGGAAGAGAACCTCCTCCGGCTCGAAGTCGTTGTAGGCGTCCTCGGGGTCGAGGTCGCCGGAGTTGAGGCGGATGACGTCGAGGCGGACGACGTCCGGCGTGCGCTCCATGTAGTCGGCGATGAGGCCGGTTTCGGTGTCGCGGATGCCGTAGTCGCCCGTGTCGTCGAGGACGAGCTCGTAGCGGTCGGGCGTCGGCGGGACGAGCTCGGGGGTGGCGGTCTTGGAGGCGAATCCGAAGAGGCGGCGGGCGGTGTCGGCGATGCGGGTGAGGAGCATGTTGAGGGTCTTTCCGGGTTGGAGGGCGAGGGCGAGGAGGATGCCGATGAGGAGGAGGATGATGAGCTCGGGGAGCGTCATTCCTTGCCGACCTCGATGTCGAACTCGGGGAGGATGTTCTGGGGCTTGAGAACGATGCGGGTGTGGTAGACGCTGACGTCGATGGGCTCCTCTTGCGTGATGGTGACGGAGTCCTGATCGCCCATGATGAAGACGTGCTTGCGGTACTCGTCGGGGCCGTAGCGACACGTCACGTCGAAGCGACGCCCGGAGCTCTCGAACGAGCACCGGCCCTCGGCGTAGAAGGTGGTCTCGCCGGTGATGCCGTTGATGCCGACGATGGTGCGTTGCACCTCGAATTGTTCGGCGGCGGTGGCGATGTTCTTACTGGCCTTGTCGGCGTCGGTGGCGGTCATTTCGGCGCACCCGGCGAGGCCGAGGGCGGTGGCGCCGACGAGGGCGATGGCGGTGAGGGCCTTGGTGATCTTTCGCATGATGGTCCCTTTGAGGTGAACGGGCGGGGTCAGTTGACGGGGGTGAAGGGGGAGAAGGTGGAACCCCAGGGGTGGACGATGTCGCGGCGCTGGAGCTCACCGGAGTTGAGGCGGCGGAGGTCGTCACGGACCTCGTCGATGTCCTCTCGGTCGTCGTTGTCGTCGATGCCGTAGTCGGCAACGATGTCGAGCTCGGTGTCGCGGATGCCGTAGTCGCCCGTGCGGTCCTTTACGAGGACGTAGCGCGGCGGGGCGGCCGGGGCGACCGGGGAGAGCTCGTCCGCCATGCGGCGGAGCTCGTCGGCGACGAGGGCGCGGACGGAGGCGGCGAGGGTGGGGAGCTCGGGCTCGATGCGGATGGTGGCGGTGGCGATTTCGGTTGCCATGGTGGGCCTTTCAGAGAGGGTTAGACGTCGTAGACGTCGAGGCGGTCGCGGAGGTCGAGGAGCTTGGGGTCGGTCGGCTCGTAGGCGAGCGCGATGTCGTCGGGGCTCACAGGCGTAGCCCGGTCTTGGAGAGCGCGCGGCGGAGACGCATGAGGGCGTCGTAGGCGTAGGCGTTGCCGCTGGCGAGGAGGGCGGCGAAGTCCGGCGCGACGATGGCGCCGCGGAGGATGGCGCCATCGGTGGTGGCGGCGTTGTTGAGGGTGTAGGGCAGGATGTCCCGGATGTCGATGCCCGCGGCGAGGGCGACCGTGCGGGCGTCGTCGACCGTCGAGGCGAGGACCGCGATACGGCCGCGGGGGCGGCCGGTGCTCCCGGCGATGGCGCGGGAGGCGGCGTCGGAGACGACGACGGCGCGGAGGGCGTTGTCGAGGGCGCGAGCGGGGTCGCGGTCGCCGGTGTCGGTGTCGAGGAGGGCGCGTCGGACAGCGTTGACGCGGGCACGGTAGCTGGGGGCGCTCATGTAGAGGTCTCGGGCGAGGTTGAGCTCGCGCTCGAACTCGGCGCGCTGGGCGGCGATGTCGCCCATGAGGGCGAGCTCGGGGACGAGGTCGACACCGATGACGGGGAGGTTAGGGAGTGCGGTGTGTGTCATGTCGGGAGATACCGCCTGGGGCGCGGGGCCTGCCCAGAAATGTCAAAAGGCCCCCGCCGAGGTAGGCGGGGGCCGGGGCCATTAGCCCTTGACGCAGAGGACGGTGTCGAGTTTCTCGACGACGTCGACGAGGTCGGATTGGGCGGCGATGACGTCCTCGATGGGCTTGTAGGCGAGGGAGATTTCGTCGATGACGCCCTCGTCGGTGCGCGCCTCGATTCCGACCATGGTGCGCTCGACATCGGCGACGGTGAAGGTTCGCTTTGCCTTGGCGCGGGACATGACGCGCCCGGCGCCGTGGGAGGCGCTCTCGAAGCTGGCGGGGTTGCCCTTGCCGCGGACGATGTAGGAGCCGGTCGCCATGGAGCCGGGGATGAGCGCGAGCTCCCCGCCCTTGGCGCTGATCGCGCCCTTGCGGGTGACGATCATGTCGCGCCCGTCGATGACCTCCTCGGCGACGTAGTTGTGGTGGCAGTTGATTTCGTCGCCGTAGTAGACGACGGGGCCCCGGTTGCCGAGGTAGGTGGAGAGCTCGCGCTTGACGAGGGCGACCATGAGCGTCCGCGAGTGCATCGCGTAGTCCTGGGCCCAGCGGAGGTCGCGAAGGTATGCGGCCATTTCGTGGGTGCCCTTGTGGAAGAGGGAGAGCTCGCGGAGGTGGTCGGGGAGGTCGGCGTTGGCGGGGAGGTCGCGGGCGACGCTCATGTGGTGCTGGGCGAGGACGTTGCCGGGGCCGCGTGAGCCGGAGTGCAGGGTGATCCATACGCGGCCGGTGGAGTCGGTACAGAGCTCGATGAAGTGGTTACCGTGGCCGAGGGTGCCCAGTGATTGCCAGGCGCGATCGTACATGTCGCCGAGGTCGGCGTGGAGCTCGTCGAAGCCGCGCATGAGGCGCCGGGCCTCGCGGGCGAAGTGGGAGGGGAGGCCGTCACGGGTGTCGCGGAGCGGGTCGTGGACGGCCTTGCCGACGGGGACGACGGCCTCGAATCGGGATCGGAGGGCCTTGAGGTCGCGGGCGTCGAGGTCCGTCAGGTGGAGGGAGGTACGGACGGCGTTCACCCCACACCCGATATCGACGCCGACGGCGGCGGGGGCGAGGGCTTGCTCCATGGCGATGACGGAGCCGACGGTGGCACCCTTGCCGAAGTGGACGTCGGGCATGACGCGGAGGCCGTAGAGGCCGGGGAGCTCGGAGACGTCGCGAAGCTGGCGGAGGGCGGCATCCTCGATAGTGGACTCGTCGGCCCATGCGAGGACGGGCGCGACGGTGCCGGTGAGGGTGACGGGGTAGGTGGAGTGAGTCATGGCGGGAGATACCGCCTGGGAGCGCGCCCGTGCCCAGAAACACGAAAGGCCCCGCCGTGACGGCGGGGCCTCGTTTACACGCCACGCAAGTCGGTTTGCGTGGTAACGTGGATGTCGATAGGCTCGCGATGCAGGGTAACCCGCCGCATGCGCGCTTGACGTCCCGGACTGGACTAGACCGAAGACTCGCCGAATTGCGTAGGGCCCTCTCGGAGGCTGGGGAGCCTGGCCGAGAGGGCCCTTTTTCATGCCGTGAGCGCGAGCGGCTTGGCGATGCCGAGCGGGCGGCCCACCTCGGGGCCGGGCGCGGACTTGGATGACTCGGCCGCCGTCCGGTAGTGGTGGATGGCGATGACATCCGCCATGCGTCCCGAGCGCCGCGTCCCCATGTAGGGGAGGAGCTCGGCCATGATGGCGGCGGCGCGCGGGCCGGAGAGCTCGGCGTGCCACGTCGAGGCGGCCGGTGCGCGCTTGAGGGAGAGCCGGATGCGGCAGCCCATGAGCGACGCGGCGCGGCCGACGACGTCGCGGTCGGTCATGGCGAGGCGGATACGCGGGTACTTTCCGCGGTGGGCGTCAAAGGTGCCCTCGCCCTCCAGGAGCCCGGCGAGCCAGATGACATCGTCTCGTGAGCCGAGGATCGCGCGGGGGGCGGGCGCCTCTTGGTCGGTGTCTGTCATGGGCGGCTCCCGGTGGGGTAGAGGTGTATCCACTCGGCGGGCGAGCGGTAGGGGATGTGTACGGCGTTGCCGAGGGCGACCTCGGCACGGGCTCCGCTGGAAACCTCCCAGCCGTCGAGGACGGCGATGCCGTCGACGTCGAGCACGGCGAGCACGTCGCGCCGGAGGGCGGCGCGATGATGCTCGGGGGTGAACTCGGCGACGGGGGCGGTGGAGTCAAACCCCGTGACCTCGTCGAGCTCGTGAGGGCTCACGACGTCGAACCCGGCGTGTCGGAGTCGGGCGGTGGCCTCACGGAAGGCGGGGAAATTCCACTCCTCGTGCCCGGTCATGGGCCCGGCGACGTAGAGGCGAACCTTTCCGGGTTGGCGAGCGGGGATGATTCCGGGGACGACGGTGACGGGGATGACCTTGCCGCCGTCCGGGACGGTGTCGGCGAGGTGGCGGGCCTGGGCATGGGCGAGGTCGGCATCCTCGGTCACCCGTCCCACGATGGGGCCCCGTGTGCGGAGCCCCTCAGCGGAGGGCGCCTCGGTGAGGACGCCATAGAGGGGGCCGGTCATGCCATTGCCTCGACGGTCTCCGACGGCGCGAACGCCACGAGGGCCGCCGTAGCGACCCCCGTGACGATGAGCGCGAGGAGACCGGGTCGGGCCTTAGCCACTCTCGGCCTCCCGTCGGATGATGTCCTCCTCGGAGCCCGGGACGATGTCCGCCTCGGTCGGGGCGGCCTTGCGCTTGGTCGTGACCTTGGGCGCCGGGGCGGGCTCGATGACCGGGCCGTCGTCCTCGGGGGTGAGGATGGCGGCGGCGGCATGGAGCTCGGCGAGCTCGCGCTCGGCGTCCGCCTCGACGCCCTCAGCCTCCAGGAGGAGACCCTCGGCGCTCGTGCGGGCGGCCTTGGCGCGGGCGAGGGTCGCGGTGGCGGCCTCGATGGCGGTGCCGAGGAGCTTGGCGGCGGCGGTCACGAGCGGGCCTCCCGGAGGAAGTCGAGGTCGTCGAGCGCGCGGTCGGCGAGGCTCCCGAACAGGTGTCGGAGCTCGGGGTTGCCGCGGGTGCGCCATGCCCACTTGGTGGCCTTGCGGAGGCGGGTCTTGACCGGCTTGGCGGCGGCGCGGTAGGCGGCGCGGTTGGGCAGGAAGAACGGCGGCTTGTCCTCGTCGCCGCCGAGGTTCACGGCCACACCGGTCGGGACAGCCCTGACGCCCGGGTAGGCGGCCGGATTCACAGGGACACCCCCGCCGCGTCGAGCGTCTCGATGGCCGACTCGACGGCCTCGGCGTGGGTGCCCGCGAGGGTGGCCTCGGCGCGGGCAGCGGCGGCGGCGGCGATGTGATCGTCGGCGGCGGCGGACTGGGCGAGCTCGCGGAATCGGAGCTCCTCGGCCTTGGCGGCGAGGGCCTTGGCGAGCGGGGTGGACTTGAAGGGGTTGGAAATTGCCATGAGGGTCTCCTCGGGTTAGGCGGCGGTGCGGGCGGGGGTGGAGGGCTTGCGTCGGCGGTAACCGACGTCGAGGATGGCCGCGTCGGGCCCGTAGGCGATGGGGTCGCCGACGATGGTGTGTTGAACGGTGCCCATGTAGTCGAAGACGCGGCGGAGGTGGACGAAGATGTCGAACACCTCGTCGTCGGCCCGGACGGGGACGAGTTTCCAGCCCTCGGGCCGCACGAGGAGCACGGCGGCGGAGTCGCCCTTGGTGTTGGGCGTGCGGGTGCCGTCGGGGGCGATGCGCTCCTCGGCGTTTCGGTACGCCGCGAGCTGGAGCCCGGTCTCGGCGTGGATGCCGGAGCGGGTCGTCTTGTTGTCGCCCCAGACGCACTCGCCCTCGATGGTCGCGGTCCAGTCGAACGAGCCCGCGTAGCGGTGCCGGTCGCTCCAGACCGTCTCTTCCAGGTCGTGGAACTCGGGTTGCACGCGGTCGAGGAAGTCCTCGAAGTGCAGGAGGAAGGGCTCGACTCCGGCGTGGGAGGGGGCGATGTCGAGGTCGCCGATGGCGGCGCCTCGGGCCATGTCCTCGAAGTAGCCGTGTGCGGCGGTGCCCATGTCGGCGGCGGCTTGCGTCGCGCGGTCGGGGGCTCGCTTGAGCATGTCGACGGCGGCGGCGCTGGCGCCCGCGGCGATGAGCGCGGTTACCGCGGCGTTCTGGGCTACGGCCTCCTCGGCGACGAGCTTGGCCGCCCAGGGCTTGAGGAAGGGCTTGGGGATGGTGTTGAGGACGGAGGTGACTCCCGGATACGTCGTGCCCGCGAGCGGGTCGACGTAGAACCGGGAGTCGCCTTTGTGTTCGGTTTTGACCTTGGGCGTTGTCACGCCTGGCCTCCTAGCGTTCAGCGGTTGTGGACGCTAGGAGATACCGCCCGGGGTGCCCGGGTTGCCCAGAATTGGGCGGAGGAAATTACTTGGAGGGGTTTACACGCTTGGCGGCGGCGTTCGCCTCGCTGGCGAGGCGCTTGAGCGCGGTGGAGGCGTCGGCGGCGACGTCCTCGGATGCATCGGTGTCCTCCACGACGCGGGAGACGGCCAGGCGCGCCACGTTGGCGAGGAGGGTGGCGTCGTCGGCGTCGGTGATCGGAGCTCCTCCAGTGACGAGATTGAAGATGCGGGAGTCTCGCTCGCGGCGGAGCTTGCGGCGCTCGACGGTGGAGCCCGGCTTGAGCCCCAAGTCGTCGACGGCTTGCTCCCCGAACCGCTCGCGGAGCATCGGTGATATGTGATGCCGGATTGCGGCTTGCAGGTTGGACCGTTCGCCAGTCGGGATACCAGCATTGTCGATCGCGCGCGAGACGAACTCGCGGTAGTCGTGGGAGCGCCCGACGAGGTCGGGTTGGCCGTCGCGGCCTCGGAAGATAGTACGGGCCTCAATGAGGGCCTCGGCGGCGGCCTTGGTGCCGAGCGTGCGCTCGGGGCCGGTGTTGGCGTGATACGCGCGCATTCCCTCGGTGGCGCGGGCGGAGAGCTCGTCGAGGGAGGTGGTCTTAGACATGTCGCCATTGTCCCGAATGCCCATGCCCCACGCAAGTCGGCATGCGCGGCTAACACGAAAACGCCCCACCCCTCGGAATTGAGGGGTGGGGCGTGTCGCGGATAGTTTGTTACGTCCAGGGGAGGTGCTCCCAGACTCGGCGGACGAGAGCGCACGCTCCCCAGACGAGCGCGCCGAGAGCGATGACGGCGGCGAAGGCGAGGTCGAGGAGCTCTCGAACGCTGAGATAGAGGGTCACGGCTTAGCCCTTGATAGCGTGGATGACGGTGTCGACGGCGACGCGGAGGTCGGCGAGGGAGCCGTCGTTGACGACGAGGTGATCCTCGGGGTAGTCGTCGAGTGCGGTCTCGGAGACGTGCGCGTCCTCATCGAGCGGGAGCGAGGGGCGGGCGATGCGGACGATGACCCCGCCGTAGCGCTTGATGAGGGCGGCCTCGCTGGGGAAGCGGACGTCGGTGAAGGCGAGGAGCTCGCCCCGGGTTGCCCGTTCGATCCGGCGCTCGGCGATGGCCTCCCACACGTCGAGGCCTCCGAGGAGCTCGCGGAGCTCGTACTTGACGCCGAGCACCTCGCGGATGCCGTCGGTGCCCCCAGTCTGATGTACGCGGCGCACCTCGGGGAACAAGTCCTTGGCGGCCTCATATCCGACGGCGTTGAGCACCTCGGAGAGCTTGCGCGGGTGTGGGTTGGCGAGGTCACCGGGCAGGGGTCCGACGCCGACAAGCGGGTCGATGGCGACCATGAGGTCTCGGAGCGGGTCAGCGAACGCGGCCTTGCCGTAGCCGTAGCGCTGGAGCTCGGCGGCGACGGTGTCCTTGCCGGAGCGTTTACGGCCGACGAGGCCGATGAGGGGGAGAGCCATAGGGCTCCTCTCGTGTCAGGGGTGCGGGAGACGCGAGGAGATACCGCCTGGGCGTGGCGGTCTGCCCAGGAACGCGAAAAAGCCCCCGCTCCGTGTGCAGGAGCGGGGGGCTTTTGGGGTGCGATGGTCAGAGAGCCTTGTAGTTCTCCGCCTCGGCGTAGGCGAGGGCCGCGCGCATGACCGGGCCGGGCACGTCGTTGCCGACGTAGCCCCACCGGGCACGGAGCCACCGCGCGATCGCGGCCCACATGACCGGGCCGAGCTCGTTGTTGCCGACGTAGCCGTAGTTACGCCGGAGGAACTCGGCGAATCCGGCCATGGAGCCGTCGCCGAACTTTTGGTCGGGGCCGCCGCGGTAGCCGTAGAGCGCCGCGATTTTCTGGAGGCCCGCGGTCCACGCGATGCCGAAGGGGTTAAAGCCCCCGCCCTGGGCGGGGACGCTACCGGCGTTCCAGTCGACACCGGACGCGGCAGGGGCCGGGGCCGGGGCCGACGGGCGCCCGCGGAACTCGTAGTGGACCGGGTCGCTATTGCCGTACCAGGCGAACCCGAACTCTTCCAGCTTGGCCCGGTCGGATGTGTAGTTGTAGACGTCGACCGCGATACCGCCGTCCTTGACATGGTTGGAGCGGGTAGCCGGACGCGCGGGCTCGTAGAGGTAGGGCGGTCGGTTGGAGGCGCCGCCGCGGTCCCATCGGGCGATGAGCTCGTTTTGCTCGCCCTCGGTGCGGCCCGCGGAGTTGATGCGGATAACGCCGTACTTGTCTTCGAGCGCGTTGATTGCGGCGGCGGCGTCGTCGCGGAGCCACAGGCCGGGGTGGTTCTTGAGGTTTGCCATGGGGGTGCCTTTCGTGGGATGGAGAAGGGCCCGTCTCCGGGGTGGAGGCGGGCCCTTGGGGAGTGGGTGGGGCGGTGTTTACACGCCCGGGACGAGGGAGGCGGAGCCGGTGCCGACCTTGGTGGCCGTGATGGCCTTGAGGAGCGAGGTGAGCGCGGCGGTGCCCGCGCCGATGGCGATGGCTTGCCAGGTGTCGCCCGCGATGAGGTTGAACCCGTCGAGGGTGACGACGGCGAGGGCGCCGCCCGCGGCCGAGGACGCGACGCGCTCGAAGGTGTCGAGCCAGAAGGTGCCGGACAGGAGCGGCCGGTTGGTGGTGTGCGCCTCGGCGGCCTCGCGGATGCTTGCTCGTGTGGGGAGTGCCATGGGTGACCTTTCGGGTTACTTAAGGAGGACGTTGGCGAGTTGACCGAGGGAGGCGCCGAGTACGGTGGCGGCGCCCGCGGCGACGAACACCTTGCGCTCCAGGCCTCGGATGCGGCTTTCGTGGTCCTCCCCTCGGGTGAGGGAGGTGTCGAGCTTGACCTCGATACGGGTGAGGAACGCCACGAGGGGCGCATCCTGGGAGGGAGGGATGGCGGAGCCCTCGGGGATGGTGCCAGCGGGGGGCATCGGTGACCTTTCGGGGACGCTCGGCTCGCGGAGTGCGAGCCGAGGAGGGGCCGGAGGGGTTAACCTCGGGGGAGCTACGAATGAGCTAGGAGATTGCAATGGGGGCTTGCCCGGGGTGCTCGCACGACAACGCGATGGCGAAGGTGCGTGTCACATGGCTCAGGCGCCGGCTCGTGACCGAGTGCGGCTACCAGGGGGAGCCCGTGTCGGGCATGGCGGGCTCGGAGGTGTGCGTGTGCCGGAATGAATGGCACATGGCACACCTCCCCGCGCCCGTCGAGCTACCCGAACGAGACCGGGTGAAGCGCCCCCTTTAGCGCGACATAAAGCACGTCGGCGACGAGCACCGTTCGATTCTGAGGAGGCGGCGTCGTGGTGACATCGGTGAGGAATCGAGTGACCGGGTCGAGCCGCATGCCCGTACCCTCCGCGAGGGCGTGGTCAAGTCCGATGTGCTCCTCGGCGAGGTCGAGGAGGGGCTTGCCCTCGCGAATCGTTCGCAGGAGCGCGGAGCCGCGGGGGGCCCAGGGGACGGCGATGTCGGCCGTGCCGTAGAGCTCCAGGATGCTACGACCGGCCCACACGTCGGGGCTCCAGTTCTCGGGCGCGTGGTCGGCGGCGAGGTCGACGAGCTCCCCGTAGGTGCTCGCGCCGTAGGCGGCGGCGAGTCCCTTGGTGGGGTTGTTGAAGTAGCGCGCGGATTGCTGGCGGATGTTGATGGGTGAGTCGGTGGCGACGGTGTCGAGGTTGCCGTTGAAGATCGTTCCCACGCCCGCGAGGCTGACGAGACCCTTGATGTCGTTGGCGATGTCGGAACGGGTGGCGAGCCACTTGGTGACGAGCCCTCCCATCGAGGAGCCGATAGCCACGAGGGGCCCGATGTCCAGGACTCCGGCGACGTAGTCGAGGTAGGCGCGGTACGCCGCGCGGTTGACCGAGTTGCCCCAGTGGTTGAACGAGGTTCCCGACGTGTCGAAGGGGCCACCCTCGCCCTCGATGACGCACCAGCGGCGGTCCATGAGCCACTCTCGGAGAGGGGCGACGCCCGTGCCACCCGCGAACGATCCGACGCCGCCGTTTGCCCCGTGGGCGTAGATGACGGTGGGGATGCGGCTGTTACCGATGGCGTCGTCGGCAATAGTCCACCGGACCCTCCCCAGGCCGGGGAGGGTCGCGGTGCGCGAGGCGTAGCTCGTGCCGGAGGCGGTGACGGGCATTAGTTGAGTCCCCATTTGGCTCGGAGCATGCCGATGATGCGCGCGTGGTCGGATGCGGAGACGAGCCCACGGATGACGATGACCTCGCCGAGGTGGCCGAGGAGGCGGTTGGAGTTGTCCGCGCGGGCGCCCAGGACGTAGCTCGATACGTCGGTTGCCGCGTCGACGGCGCCGCTGACAGGGGCTCCGCCGTCGAGGCTGAGCCGAGCCGTTTGCCCGTCGAACACGGCACAGTGAATGTGCGCTCCGGCGTCGGCGGTAGCACCGTTGAGGCTGGCGCCGCGCTGGGCTCGCCAGGTGCCTCCGACGCGTCCGATGGCGAGCTTGAGGGGCGTACCGTCGGACGCGGGGGCGTCGAAGAAGAAGTCGCCGTCGGCGGGAGCGACGGCGACGGTGTAAACGGTGTGGGCGCCTTGGAAGGCGGCGTAACCGTCGGTGCGGAGGGCGCCCCCGTCGGGGAAGTAGACAGTTCGCCGACCGTTGATGGCGGCGGCGTCGATCTTGGGGGCCGACGTGATCGGGACGGCGGCGCTCGCGCCCGTGACCCGGTTGGGCCAGGTGGTCATGTCGGCGCCGTGGGCCCCGGTGAGGGCTTGCGCGTCGAACCATGCGGCCAGTCCGGGCACCGTGGACAGGGACCACGATTGTTGCGTGAGCAACTCTCGGATGTGGGCGCGATCGGTCTCGGAGACGAGCCCCTTGACGCCGATGACGCGCGCGATTTTGCCGGTGAGCCGGTTGGTGTCGCCTCCGCGTCCGCCGATGATGAGGGTAGTGAAGCCTTCATCGGAGGTCGTCGGGCCGGTAGTCGTGGGGCCGGAGTCGACGCGGATGGAGGAGGAGGCTCCGTTGAAGACGACCTCGATCATGTGCGGTTGCGCGTCGGCGGTGGGGCCCGCGAGGGCCGTACCGCGCTGGGCGCGCCAGGCGCCGCCCGCGGTTCCGATGCCGAGCTTGAGGACGCCGCCCGCGGAGTCGACGCCGTCGATGAGGAAGTCGCCGTCGGCGGGTGCGGTGGCCTGGCCGAGGAGGAAGATCGTCCAGGGGCCGGAGTAGTTGCCGAATCCGGTAACTTGCAGGGCGCCGCCGTTGGGGAAGTTGACGGCAGGACCGCCGTTGAGGCCGTCCGCGTCGAGGGTGGCGGTCGCGGCGGAGAGGTGTGTGGCGGTCTTCCCGGAGACGGGGTCGGTCCACTTGCCGCTCACGGTGTCGCCGTCGGCGATGGTGAGGTTGGCGGCGTTGAAGTCGAACGCGAGGCCCGGGACTGCCGTGAGGCTCCAGGCGGGCACGACCTCGTGCGGGGTGGGGTAGATGACGAAGTCGTTGTCGCCGATGAAGAGCGGCACGACGCGGTTGGCGGCGTCGCCGATCCAAATGACGGTGCGGGCGGCGGGGCGGATCGCGCCGACGTTGGTGCCGAATGTCACGGTCGCGATGGCGCGGGTGAAGGCGTCGTTTCGGGCTTGCTCGGCGGCGGCTTGGGCGGCGATGGCGGCGTCTCGGGCGGCGATGGCGGCGGGTGTGACGTCGCCTTGCGGGCCGGGGATGGCGACGGTGCGGCGGTCGATGACTTGCACTATTGCTCCAGGTAGAAGTAGCCCTCGCTGAGCCGCTCGATGCGGCCCGCGGGGGAGGTCAGGTTGATTTCCCATCGGCCCCCGGTGCGGGCGCCCCACTCGGAGGCGCCGAACAGGTCAGGGGTGAGTTGGACGGCGACGAGGCCGTCGATGCTCGTGGTAACGGGGTGGCGGAGCCACACCTCGCCGAGCGGGGAGCGGAGGGTAAGGGTGCCGATCCATTTGGTGAGGTCGACGGGGGTGTAAACGGCCCCGTCCGGCGAGGTCTCCCAGAGGACGCCCCACTCGGTGGCGGCGCCGCGCAGGATGAGGACGTCGGCGCGGGCGGTGTCAGACGCGAGGACGGGCATGCGTACCTTTCAGACGACGGAGTAACCGGCGTAGGCGGTGAGGTTGGCGATGTTGGAGGCGTGCGCGGGGAACGCGGCCTTGTTGAGAGCGGCCATTTGGAACTCGACGCGCAGAGTGGGCGGGAGGGGGGTGAGCTCGTTGACGGTCGAGACGGTGAGCACGTTTTGGACGACGCTCACCCCGGCGTCTTTGGCCGCGGGGATGACGGCGGAGGGGATGCCGTTGACGAGGAGGCGGCAACTCGACGTCGTGAGGCCGCCGCTCGTCATGTCGAGGAGGGTGCCTTGCGCGTTGGCTTGGACGACGACGCGGGACTTGTCCGCGGGGGTCGGGAGCGTCACTTGTGCGACGGTCTGCCATTCGGGGCCGTCGGAACGTAGCCCGAAGCCTTGCTCGACGGCCTTGGCGGCCTCGACTTGGGGGAGTCGGGTGAGGAGCTCGATGACGGCCCGGATTTGGGCTTGCAGCTTGCGGACGACTTGGAACGCCGCTGTCCCGCCCGGGGAGGCCGCCTCGCGGGCGAGGGCGGCGTCTTGCTCCATTTGGCGGCGGACGGTGGCGTAGGGGTCGGAGTCGGCGGGGTCATAGCCCATTTCGTTGCCGTCCTTTCACGGTGAGCCACTCGCCGGAGTCCCCGGAGACGGAGAGCACCTTGAGGGGGAGGTCGGTTTGGCCGTATGCGGGGTGTATGAATCGCACGTCGGCCCAGTCGCCGGGTTGCGGGGCGTGGGACCGGTGGACGCGGAACTCGAACACCTCGGGCGGGACAGTCCCGCGGGACACCCGTTCGTTGAGGTGGGAGCGGAGTGTCCCGAGGTCGGAGACGGTGGACAGTCCCGGGACACTTGTTTGGGACACGGGCCACCCGAGGCTCGTGAGCGCGTCGGAGCGGGACCGTGCGGCGAGGACAACGTCGTCGCTCTTCCCCCCGAAGCCCCACGCCTCGGAGGCGAGGTTGGTGGCGTCCTCGGTGATGCGGAGGAAGGCGACCCGCTGGAGCGGGAGTCGGGTGTCCCACCGATGCACCTTGCTGATGAGCTCGATGTCTCCCTCCAGGTGGAAGGTGATTCCCCCGTCCGCGCGGAGGGACGGGACGAAGCGGAGCTCGGGACCGTCGGCGACCCCGGTGAGGAGACTGAGCCGGGAGCCGACCGTGGGGAGCTCCCATCCGTTGTATGTGCGGACGTTGGTGCCGCCCTCGCTGGGCGGTGTCGTGATCGGCAGAGGGCCCCAGAAGAGCGCCAGGTCGACGAGGCGGGCGGCGATGTCGACGAGGGAGCCGGTGAGGGTGGTGAACCATTGCGGAGCCGGGTTGTCCTCGTCGATGAGCACCTCGCCGCTCTCGAAGTTTGCGAGTGCGGGGTTGAGGACGAATCGGTCGTCGAGGGAGCGCCAGATGGACGCCGCGGCGTTGAGGGAGAATCCGCTCGTGTCGAGGTCTCGGTCGGTGATCGGTCCCGCGCACAGTACGCGGTTACCGTCCAGGACGGCGAGGATGGTGCGCTTGGCGGCGGTGCGTTGCCAGGTCTTGAGGCGGACGGCCTCGCGGGTCCACTTGGCGGTGACCTTGATCGAGCCGAGCTCGCCGTTGTAGGGGAGCTCGAAGGTGAACGATCCGGGGACGCGCGCGATGCGGTCCCCGGTTGCGGTGTCGAAAGCGACGACTCTTAGCGCCATCCGGGGCGTACCTCCACCGCCGCCCATTCGGCGTCGGTCTCGATGGTCAGGGGCATACGCCCGGGCGGGATGTAGGGGATGTCGTCCTCGACGAGGCCGGTGGTGCGGTCGATGCCGTTGGCCTCGGTGGCGGTGCCGGTGCGGCAGTCGATGACGATGCCTCCGGCCAGGCCGGTCCAGCGGATGACGTGGCCGCCGATGGTGACGCGGAGGCGGGTGACGTTGCCGTTGGCGACGATGCGCCATGGGAGGACGGGGGTGCGGCCGGTGTTCTCGACGTAGCCCTCGCGGAACAGGGCGGGCGTGCCGTACTTGATCGGGTCGGGCGCCGTGATGAAGAGGGTGAACTCGGAGGCGAGGTCGTCGATGCGGCGATGGGTGGGGATCGCCGATTGGAACCCGGTGACCTCGCGGGTGCCGTGCTCGTCCTCGACGACGACGGAGATTTCGCCGTCGAGGGAGGCGAGCCAGTCCTCGGCCTCGGCGCGTGCGAGGGAGGACGACTCGGAGGTGTGGGCGCCTCGGATGGTGAGGGTGCGCGGGGCGAGGAGGAACCGGGCGGGCCAGTAACCTCCATCCCCGTCGGGGACCGGGTCGGAAGTCGCCCGCGGGGCAGGGGCGTTCGTCCAGCCGTCGAGGCCCTCGTCCAGGAGCCACCACTCGGTGGTGGTGGGCTGACGAGGGCCCCGACCGTCGGAGAGCGTCTTGGAGTCGACGGTTACGCGCATGGGTGCTATCTCCTACGGAGCTTGTCGGCGACGACCTCTCCGACGAGGTGGGGGTCGTTGGCGTGGATGTTGATATCGGGGCCGTCGAACCCGCCGAGCGCGGAGTCGAGAGTGGCCGAGAGCGTTCCGACCTGCCCGATGAGTCCGCCGTCGATGTCGAGGGACGGCGAACCGAACCCGTCGACCGCCGCGTCGCTGAGCGTGCGAGCCGCTCCGGCGACCCCGCCCTCCATGTCCTCGATGCCCCCGGCGAGCCCTTGGCCGATGTTCTGGCCGAACCCGCGGAACAGGCGCGAGGGCGAGTGAATGCCGAGGAAGGCGAGGAACCCGTCGACGGCGCCGCCGATGATGTCAAGCAGCGCGGCTCCGACTTGACCGGCCGCGCGCCACAGTCCCGACACGAGGCCCGCGATGAGGTCGATACCGGCGCGGAGGAGTTGGGGCACGGCTTGGAGGACCGCGCCGATGAGCGCCGGGATGACTTGCGTGAGGATCGTGCCGATGAGTTGCGGCAGGACGCGGAGGACGGCCTTGACGAGCGAGAGGAAGAGCTCGATGCCCGTGCCGATGAGCGTGGGCACCATTCCGACGAGCGTTTGCACGAGAGACGGCAGGATGCCCACGAGCGTCGTGATGAGCGTGGGCAGCATTTGGACGACGGCCATGACGAGACCGAGGAAGAGCTCGACGCCCGCGGTCAGGATGCCCGGGAGCATTCCGAGGATCGTCGTGATGAGCACCGGGAGGAGCTCCAGGACCGTCGTGAGGAGCACGGGGACGAGCGTGATGACGGCTTGCACGAGGCCCATGAAGAGGTTGAGCCCGGCCTCGACGATTTGCGGGAGCATGCCGAGGATGGCCGCCGCGATGGCCGGGAGCATGCTCACGAGCGTCGAGAGCAATTGCGGCAGGACGAGCAGCACGGCCGAAACGAGGCTCGAGAACAGGCTCAGCGCGGCGGTGAGGAGCATGGGCACGAGGCTCAGGAGCGTCGTGATGATGGTGGGCACCATGCCGAGCACCGTGGACAGGAGCGGCGGGAGGGTGTTGAGGAGCCCCGTGATGAGCGCCGAGAACGATTGGACCGCGGCCATGAGGATCGCGGGGGCCATGTCGAGAACGGCGGTCAGGATCGAGGGGACGGCCTCGGCGAGGGCGGAGAGGATGCCATCGCGCGCCTCGGCGGCTCCCGTGATGAGCCCGACGAGCACCTTGGTAAGGGCTTGCGGGTTGCCGGTGCTGATCGCCGCGAACACGTCGAGGATGCCCTCGCGCAGCTTGAACAGGACGTCGATGGCAGGGTCGTCCTCGTAGAGCCCGATGGCTCGGAAGAAGCTGGCCTCGTAGTTGCCGTTGAACAGGATGTCGATGACGCCGGTAGCGACCTCGGTGATGGTCGTGAGGAGTCCGACGGCGCCGCCCATTGCGGGCATCGCGGAGGAGAAGAGGGTCTCGCCGAACGTGCCCCAGGCGTGGCCGAGGAGGTCGACCTTTCCGGCGTAGGTCTGGGCGTAAGCCTGGCCCGAGCCGCCGAATTGCGAGTTGAGCTCGCCGAGGATGATCTTTTGGGCCTCGGCGACTTGGCCGGTTTCGACGAGCGAGGCGATGACGGCCTTTTGGTCGTCGGTAAAGGTGATACCCACGCGGGAGAGGGCGGAGATTCCGGCGACGGGATCGTTGAGCGCCTTGCCGAGTTGGATGGCTCCGCCCTTGGCGTCGGTGCCCATGGCGCGTGCCATGTCGGTCATCGCGACGACGGTTTGGTCGAAGATGTCGTTACCGGCGCCCGCCTCGTTCTTGATGTTCTTGAACGTGAGGAGGAGGTTGGCGCCCTCTTGGATGCTCTCGGCCTCGGTGCCGGTGAGCCCCTCCAGCTTTCCGGCGAGGGCCTCGACGCCCTCGGCGGTGACGTTGGCGGCGTTGCCGGTGGACTTGATGACGTTGGCCGTTTGGGAGTTGATCTGCTCGACGCGGCCAAGCGCCTCGATTTGCTCCTTGCCCCAGGAGACGATGGCCCCGGTGGCGAAGACGCCCGCGACGACCCCGGCGAGCGGCCCTAGGGCGGACGATGCCGCGCCGAGGATGCCGTCGCCGAGGGCCTTGCCGCCGCTCTTGCCTACGGGGCCGAGCTCCCCGTCCAGCGCCGAGCCGAAACCCTTTGTCGAGGGGACAACGTTGAGGGTTGCGTGGCCGATGACGTTGGACATGGGAGCTCCTAGTCGGGTTGGGAGAGTCGCGCGCGTTGCGCGTTGAGGCGACGTCGGAGGTCGGCGTACCGGGACGGTTTGCCGTTGCTTTGGGCGGCCTTGGCGAGCCACGGGTGGGGCTTGCCGGTGAGCGCCGAGTAGACGTGCGAGAGGAGGTAGTGCTCCCGGCCCCATGCCTCCTCGCCGTTACGGGCGAGGCGGACGGTGGCGGAGTCGGCGGGAAGGTGCTTGATGAGCACAGACAGGCGCCGGAGCGAGAGCTCGCCTCGGTAGAAGTCCGCGAGGGGGATGCCGTAGTGCCGTTGGAGGTCGGCCTCTACGGCATCCGCGCCCTCGCTTAGTACCGAGACGAGCGCGGTCAGTTTCCCTCGATACCGAGGGCCCCTTGGATGCTCTTGACGAACTCGCCCAGGTCGCCGACGGTGGCGTCGGAGGCGAGGAGGGTCTTGTGCTGATCGGGGCCGAGGATGGCCTTGAGGAAGGCGACGAGTCGGCCGTTCTCGTACTCGGCGAGGGCGACGATGGGCCACATGGTCGTCGGGGGAACGAGGTAGGTGTTGCCGTGGAACGGGACGGGGACGAGCGTGCCGTTGACCTCGTCGACGACGGGGTTGGACTTGGGGGCGGTGCGGGTGCGGGTGGCGTTTGCCATGGGGGTTCTCCTAGCGCGGGTTAGGTGGGGGTGCGCGGGCAGGGTGAAGCGCCCCGGGAGTCGCCCGCGCGACGACTCCCGGGGTGGGAGGGGATGGGGAGGGGCGCTTACGCGTCCGGGTCGGTCTCGACGGTGGTGTAGAGGGTGCCGTCCTCGTCGGGGAAGATGACGACGGTGATTTCGTAGACCGTGGGGTCGGTCTCCGACTCCTTGATTTCGCCGATTTCGTCGACCTCGGTGATTTCCGCGATGCGGCGCCGGACCTTGTCGCCCTCGCGGGTCTCGAAGCCGATGGCGAATTGGTCGCCGCTCGTGGGGGTCTTGATCTTGGAGGTACGCACCCCCGCGACGGTCGAGCGGGTGGAGCCCGGGTTGACGAGCTTGAACGTGGTGGCGTTGTCCTCCAGCGCGACGAACTTGATGGTTCGCTTGTGCTTGCTCTTGGAGCGCTTGAAGAGCTTTCCGCCCCAGGCGTAGTGCTCGGAGGTCTCGGCCTCTCGGGCCTCGGTAAAGCCCTCTTCACCGTCGAGGAGTCCGACCAGGCCCCAGCCCTCGCCCCACGGGGAGGTCAGGTCGTCGGGGCCCGGGGTGCCCTTGGTCGCGATGTAGACGTCGGCGTCGAGCCAGAGGTTGGTGTTGTCGGCATTGCCGCTCATGGTGTGCCTTTCAGTGGTTGGACGACCGCGTCGAGGAGCACCGTGGCGAGGGGCTCGGCCGTGTCGGGGTCGGTCGTGAGGGTTGGTCGTGTCTCGCCGCGGTATCCGCCCGATTGGACGAGGAGGCCGCGCACGAGCTCGGCGAGGTTGTAGGCGTGGCCCTCGTCGGCGGCGTTGACGTTGATGCGTTGGCGGTCGACGGAGCGGATGCCGCGGATGACGGTGCCGCCGTCGCTCCCGACGTGGATGTAGGGGCGGGGGCGGGTGGTGTCGTCGCCGGTCGTGGGCTTGGTGGAGACGGTGGCCTCGCGGGCGTACCGTTCGGGCCGGTCAGCGAGGAGGGTGCGGAGGAGGTCGCGCGTGTAAACGGCGGCGTGGGGGAAGAGGAGGAGCTCGCGCATTACCGGGCCTTGAGCGGGTATCCCGCGGCGGATGCGGCCTTGGCGAGGTAGCCGTGTTTCGCCTCTAGGGCCCCGGCGCCGGGGTGGACGATGGTGACCGACGCGGCGGCGGAGAGCTTGGCCTCGTGGGTGTCGGTGTCGACGACGACGTCCCCGGAGTGGGTGTCGATGAAGGCGAGGTTTCCGGCGATGTCGTCGGCGGCATCGAGGAGGGCGGCGGCCATGTCCTCGCTCTTGAGGATGGTGAGCATGGCGCCGCGGTCGAGGGCGATGTCGAGTTTCATGGGCTACCTCGTGACGTGGCGGACGAGCTTGGCGACGGTCAGGGTGTCCATCGCGAGGGCGGGCTTGGTGAGGGGTTCGCCGTCGATGCGCCACACCTCGCCGCGGTACTCGATGCGGTCGAGCTCGGTGAGGTCGGGGCGAGGGCCGTCGATGAGGAGGCGGCGCTCGTTGTTGCTCCGCACGACGGTCACGCCGTCGCTCGTGGAGGCGACCTCTTGGATGTCGGCGCCGCGGATGCGTGTTCGCTCGGGCGCATCCCAGGTGCGGACGGTGTCGCCGACGGAGTCGGCGCGCTCGACGGCGCGGAGGCGGTAGACGGGCTCGTGAGGGAGGAGGCTCAGCATTAGGCGACGTCGTCGGGGTCGATGAGGGGCACGGGGCGGGAGCCGTCGGAGACGTTGGTGAGTACGGGCACGGTCGGGGGGAAGGTCTCGAAGGCGCTGGGGGTGCGGACGGAGCCGACGCCGGAGCGGCGCCGGGTGGCGGCGCGGCGAAGTTGCATGACCTCGCGGCCGGTGAGGTACACACCGGAGGACTCGGCGAGGCCGACGGAGTGCTCTCCGCGGGTCTCTTGTTGGATGCCGCGGGGGTTCTCGTACTCGCGGCGGGCGGCTTTGAGGATGACGAGCTCGACGACGTCGGGGGCGGCGGTGCGCCAGCGGTCGGCGGTGGTGTCGGCGACCTCGGCGAGAGCGAGGATGGTGGCGTCGTCGAGGGCGTCCTCGGCGCGCGCGAGGTCTGTGTCGTCGAGCGACCCCTCGGGGACGCCGAGGCGGCGCTCCAGCTTGGCGACGGCGGGGGGCAGGGTGGCGGGCATGGGGCGCTCCTAGACGGCGAGAGCCCCGAGGGCGACCGGGTGGGGTCGCCCTCGGGGCTCAGGGTGGGGAGGTGTTACGCCGCGACGGTCACGTCGTCGATGTGGATGACGCCACCGTGGTCGAGCTTGGTCGTGGTCACCTGGCGCGTTTCGTAGTCGCGCTCGATCTTGAACGTCGGCAGGATGCCGACGCCCGAGAAGGCCGCGACGATGGAGCGGTCGACGGTCTTGGTCGCGTCGTAGTCGCGGAGGTAGCGGAGCGAGTAGCCGCCCGCGCTGACCTGGGCGCCGAACGATGCACCGGCCGGGACGGCGGGCGCGCGCGTCACGAGCGTCACGGCGTCGCGGTGGAACGCGGCGAGCTCCATGTCGTCGAGGCGGGTCGACTCGACGACGGTGAAGCCGCGAATCTTGCCGACCTGGCCCTCGCGGAGCGCCGCGGTCGAACCCGACTGGGAGACGTCGGTGAGCGCCTTGGCGTCCAGGAAGTCGGCGAAGATGCCGGTTCCGACGGTGAGTTGGATGCCGTCCTGGGGCACACCGTTGTCGCGGAGGTGCTTACGGAGCGCCGTGAGGTACTTGGTGGGGTCGGTCGGGTCGTAGACCGCGGTGAACGCCTCCGCGCGCGGGATCGAGAGCAGCATCTTGGCGAGCTTGTGCTCGATGGAGTCGGCCACGGCGCTCGTCTGCGGTGCGAGGACTTGCTTGCCGAAGTCCTCCAGGTTGAACGCGAGGTCGGCCTCGCTCAGGGGCACGGCCGAGTAGTCCATCGCCTTGTCGAGCTCGATGATCGTGCCCTCTTCCTTGAGCTCGTCGAGGACGATGGTGCTCGTCACGTCGTCGATATCGCGGGAGCGCGCGATGAGCGTGGTGGGGTGCTTGACCTTGATGGGGCGGCCCGCGGTGCCCTCGCCCATGAACTCTTGCTCGTAGTTCTTGGACACGAGGGCGGAGAGGTAGCCGTCCTCCTTGACGAGCTTGGCGGCGACGACGGCGACTTGGTCGGCGTCGTAATCGAATTGGTGTGCCATGGTGTGGCCTTTCGGTTAGAAGGGGGATGCCCGCACGGCGCGGGCGGAATGGTGTGGGAGAGGGGTTAGCCGCGGATCGAAGCGACGAGAGCGTCGGCGTCGAATACGGGCGCCTCGTCGCCTCCGTGGCCCGGGGTGAGGGCGGCGGCAGGGCGGAGGGGCGCGGGCTTGGCGGGCTCGGTCGGCTCGGTGGCGGCGGGCTTGGCGGGCTCGGCGGGCTTGATCGCGGCGGTGAGCTTGGCGACTTGCTCGGCGATGCCCTCGTCGTCCTCGGCGGTGACGAACGCGTGGAGCTCCTCGGGAAGGCCCGAGGATGCGAGCGCGGCGTCACGCTTGGCCGTCTTGACGGATGCCTCGGCGGCGTCGGCGCGCGCGATGGCGGCGTCGAGGTCGGCCTTGGGGACGAGGCTCTCGGCGGCGGTCTCCAGCGCGGCGATGCGGGCCTTGAGCTCTTGCTCGGCCGCGCGCTGGGCAGTGATGGTGTCCCATGCTCGCGCGGCGTCGAACTCGTCACCCCACGGGGGCGTCGTGCTGGCGGTGTCGGGCTTGGCGTCGGGGGTCTCGTCGGGCTTGACCTCGGGGGCGTCGGGCATGGGTGTTGCGTCTCCTTGGACGTTGGGCGCGCCGGACCTTGCCGGTGCGCGGGGTGGGGGTGGGGTCGCGTGCTTACGCGAAGATGAGCGGCGTGCCGTCGACGTCGCTCGGGGAGCTCTTGGCCTCGCGGCGTGCGCGGCGGAACTCCAGGGGGTCGCCTCCGGCCTCGTCCCAGGCGTCACGGAGCTCGCGCGCTTGCGCGGTCCATCCGCCCGTGCGGTCATCGCGGCTGATGAGTTGCACGGAGCATCCGCAGCGGTCATGCGCGGCGAAGTCGCCGTCGCCGCCGTACACGGGACCGCGGCTGACGAGCATTTCGCAGAACGAGCACGGGTCACCGTCGGAGACCCGTGACCATCCCCGGAAGTTGCGCGAGCTCGCGGTCGTGGTGACGCGAGCTCGCCCGGAGTTGAGGACGTGACGCTTGGCGGCGCCGAGGGTGTTTCCCATGGCGACGCGGAGGGCGACGTTGGGGTCGAGTCCGGCGCGTTGGAGGCCGGATGCCCGGGCGAGCGACTTGGATGCGGCGCCCGTGAGGGAGAGCTCGATGCGGTCGCTGTCCATGACGGCCGATGCGACGCCGGGGGCGCGCACGCCGGAGAGGCGGGCGACGCTCTCGATGTACTGGGCGGCGGTGCGGTCACTGATGTTTCGCCCGGCTCCGATGTAGACGAGCGCGGACTTGCGGAAGCGTATAAACGATCCGGCGACATCCCGCGGGTCGAGCGTTTGCTCCCAGAGTCGGGCGAGCGCGGCTTGGACGGTCGCGGCCTCGCGGACTTGCTGGGCCATGTGCGCTCGGGCGACCGCCTCGTAGTCGGCGGCCACCGGGCTACTCGGCCGCGGTCACCTCGGCCGCTCCGGTGCCCTCGGCGGGGGCGGGCGCGGCCGGGGTGGCGTTGGCGGCTTGGCGGTTGATTTCGGCGGTGAGCTCGGAGAGCGGGTCGGCCTTGACGGCCTCGCGCCAGCGCTGGAGCTTGGAGTCGGTCATGCCGGGCACCTCTTCCCAGAGGGCCTCTTCGGGAGCGCCGAGCATCGTGGCGAGCTTGCCGAGCGCGTCGACCTTGGCGGCCATGACCTCGCCCGACGTGTCACGCCAGCGGACCTCGGCGGCGGCGTCGGGGGCGTCGGAGCCCGCGGCAAGAGCGGCGGTACGAAATACCGATTCCCATGCCTCGCCGAACAGGAGCTTGTACTCGTCGAGTTTCCGGTTGAACCCGCTCTTGAGGGAGAGGAGGGTGTCGTTGCCGATGTTGTTGAGGTCACCCGTGAGCACGGCGGGCGCGATTTGCGCGGCGGCGGCGTAGGTGGCGACGGCAGCCTTGTACTCCTCTTGGTGCCCGTGGATGTCGGTCTGCGCGAAGTCGCCGAACCGGGCGTCGGGCGAGTCGGAGACCCAGAGGCGGTCGATGGCCGATTGGAACGGCTCGACAGGCTCGCCGGTCTCCTCGTCGATGGGGATGGACAGGCCAGTCGCCCAACGCTGGCGGAACGATGCATATTGCATCGCCATGAGGATGTTGAACACGACCTCATTGATGCGGTCTTGGTGGAGCTTGAACGGGCGGACCAGTCCGGCGCTCTCGCCGTCGAGGCGGGTGCGGAAGCGGTGGAACGGGATGTAGCCGAGGCCGGTCTCCTCGTCACGCTCGAAGCGTGCTTTGCCGCCCTCGGAGGGGCGGGAGTAGACGCGCCGGAGGTTGCCCTCGTAGACGGCGAAGAGGTTGCGGAGCTTGTCGCCCTCGCGCTTGATGCCCATGCGTTGGATCGCGAGCTCGGGGAACTCGTCGTCGTCGTCGGCATACCACGCCGCGGAGCGCAGCGGGGAGAGGGGGCGGATGAGGGGGCGAGTCTTGTCGGCGCCGGGAAGGACGAGGGTGTAGCTCGTGCCGTACTCCAGCGCGCCGCGGTGGCAAATGGTCTGCCGGGCGTCGAGGCCGTTGTCCTGCCAGTAGCGCCAGGCGTCGACGTTGTCGGATGTCTTGGGGGCGCGGAAACCGTCGAGGGCGAGGCCCTTGTTGAACTCGTCGGGGACAAGCGGCGTCCAGTTGGTGACGGCCTTTTGGGCGAGTTGCTTGAACTCGGGCTTAGCGCCGTGTGGCATGTAGGCGAGGTCATGGTCCCCGGCGAGGTAGCGCTTGGGGAGACCGAGGCGCCCGTCGCGCTTGAGGTCTGCCTCTAGCTTGTCGTCGAGCTCCTCGGCGAGCTTGGCCGTGATGGTCATACGGTCGCCTTTCGGGAGACACGGGAAAGGCCCCGGCGCCCGCGGGATCGTCGCGGGGCCAGGGCCTTTCGGGAGGGGATGTTTAGAAGCCGTAGAGGCGGCCGACTTGCTTGCGCTTGGTCTTGAGCGCGTTGGACTCCAGCACTTTCGCGCGGGCCATGCGGGCCAGCACGAGGGCGGCGAGGGCGTCGACCTTTTTGGGGGACTCGCGCGTTTCCTTGCCGAACGAGACGCCCCACCGGTTGATGCGGCGGCGGCCGTTGAGGACGTGGCGGGTGAGTACCTCGTGGGCCTCGGTGCCGACGCCGGAGCCCGCGAGGAGCTCGTGGGCGGTCCAGGGGAGCTCGCGGTCGGTGATGGCTCGGTGGAGGGCCTCGACGGCGCGGGTGGTGTCCATGAGGTGGCCGCGCATGTCCCAGCCGATGGCGTGCTTGGTGGTGGCCTTGACGAGGAGCCGCTCGGAGTAGGTGTCGCGCCAGGCGTCGACGTCGGTTTCCCAGTAGGCGACGTCGGAGTAGAACCCGACGACGTCTAGGTGGGCGAATGCGTAGTCGACGGCGCCGCGGACTTGCTCTTTCGGGACGCTCCACCCGGCGCCCGCGGGGCCCTCGGGTTTCTCCCAGATGGCGAGGAGGAACGGGGCGCCGTCGGAGACACGGACGGCGACGAGCGCTGTGGAGTCGTCGGTGAGCGACCCGTCGAACCCGAGGGTTACGGTGTCGCGCTTGGAGCGGGCGTTTGCCGGGTCGCCGAGGAGGAGCGGCTCGATGTCGGGGCGGCCACCCTCGCCCGCGCGGTTGGCGTGCCACTCGGGCGGGCTGACCCACGAGTCGGCGGCGGCGACGATTTGGTTGAGGTAGAACCGTCGCGCCTCCTCGGGGGGCGTGTCGGGGTCGTAGATTTCGGCGAGGATGCGGTCGATGTCGACCCAGGTGGCATCGCCGTAGGTCGCGACGAGGGCGGCGCGGAGCTCGATGGGGTTGCCGAGGTCGACGTCGCCGGGTGCCTCGCGGGAGTCGTAGAGGATGCCGGACTCGTCGGGGCTGAGGGCGCGGCCCTCTCGGATCGCGAGGAACGCGAGGTAGGAGCGTTCGGCGACCGACTCGGCGCCGGGGTTGTGGGCGTTGGTGGTCTCGATGACGCGGGCGGCGCCGCCTCGCGCCTTGGCGAGGTTGCGCCGGATGACGCGGGCGAGCTTGGCGCCGCCGTTGGACTCGGTCCAGTGGTGCGTTTCGTCCATGATGGCGAACGTGGGGCGCGCGCCCTCTTGGGTAGCGGCGTTGGCCGTAACGGGGACGATCTTGCCGCCGTTGGGGAGGCGGATACGCATGATGCCGACGTCGACGCCGAAGTGGGCTTGTGTGGCGGACTCGTCGACCATGGCTCGGATCGCGGCCATGGTGTTCTCGGTTTGCGTCTCGGAGACGCCCGCGATGACAACCCACGGCATGGGGTGACGCTCGCCGACGGCGGTGGTGATTCCGAACGAGTCGACCTCGAAGTGGGAGAAGCGCACCGGCCCGCATAGCTCGGCGAGTGCGAGCGCCGCGAGGAAAGGCGATTTGCCCCACCCCTTGGAACGGCGGAGGACTGAGCGACGGTAGATGAACCGGCCGTGCTCGTCGACGGCGTAGAACCAGAGGACGAAGCGGCGTTGCTCTTGGGTGAGCTCGAAGAGCTCTCCGGCGTTGTCGCCGTCGGGCTGGAGGAGGCCGAGGCCCTCGTAGTCGCCGCGTCCCTCGATGAAGTCGATGACGCCCCACCCGATGGTGGGTTGCGTCGCGGGGAAGGTCGGGACGGTGGTGATGGCTTGCATGCGGTCTCCTCGGAGGGGACCGTTTACACGTCACCTCGTGGTGTCTGGCCGCGAGCGGCGGAGCCTCCAGCGGCGGCGCGGTTCGCCCAGCGCTTACCGACGAGGGCGGCGCCAGCGGCGGAAGCGGCGGAGCGCTCGGATAGGCCGAGGGCGCGGATGGCGGACAGGGCCGCCGCGCGGGAGAGCCGGACCTCGGAGAGGAGCGGGTGAGCGACGGGCTGACCTTGGGAACCCTCGACGACGAGGCCCTCCTTGTCGGCCTGGGCTTGCATGACGTCTGCGGCGTTGAGGAGGTCGACGGCGTAGTAGAGCGCCGTGAGGTCGGAGCCCGCGAGGGTGGGCGCCGCGTCGATGATGTCTTGGAACGCCGCCGAGGCGGACTCGCCCCAGGACTCGCGCGGGGTGGCGGGCTCGTCGGGCGTCGTGAGGACCGTAACGGGGCTCATGGGCGCCTCCTCGGGCGGTCGTGGGCAGTCAGGCGGTGTGCGGAAAAACAAACGGGCGATACGTAGTCAGTCGGAGACGCTATGCCGCACCGGGGGGAGAGCGGAGGGGGGAGGGGGAGTCACCCCCCACCCCTCACGCCGGTCGGAAAGCCGGGTGCGGTTCGGGCTTACGCCGTTGCGAGGGTCGCGGCTTGCGCGCGGCGACTCCCTCTTGTGCGCTCTTGCGGTCGTGGTGCCACTTGCACAGGGCGCGGAGGTTCTCGTCGCGGTGGTCTGAGCCGGGCTCAATGTGGTCGACTTGATTGGCCGATGCTCGGCATGCGTCGCCCGAGTCCATGGCCCATTGGCACGCGTACCCGTCCCGGGCCAGGATGCGGCGACGAATGCTCAGCCAATTCCCAGGTAGCTCGTCCTTGCGGTTGCTTGACGCCCATGCCATGGGGGTACTCCTAGGGGGGTGGGGGGCATGCGAAGAGACCCCCACCCCCCTCGAATGGAGGGGAGGG